TACAGTAGCTAAAGAAAAACTTGAAGAGCTTCGCGGAGTACCTGTTTATGAAGATAAAGATTATCCTGAAAGTTTGTCGGAGCAGATAGATAGAAAAGGTATTTTTAGAACAATGTTTTCTCCCAGTCATTTTGAAGAAGCATTAAAATATATCAGCAACGTGCGCTTGAGAAATAACTAATGGGACAAAACTGGGAATATTTTACATATGACGAATTAAAGTGCAAATGTGGTTGCGAAGACGCGCCCATGAGAGACGACTTTATGAATATGCTTATTGCAATTCGCGAAGAGTTTGATCGTCCTATGATTATTACATCTGCATTTCGATGCGTAACGCACAATAATAATATTGGTGGAGCAAAGGACTCTCCACACTTACACGGCAAAGCTGTAGACGTTGGTGTAAACTATGAAGATGCCTACGATCTTTTAGGCATAGCTTTACAACATGGTATGACAGGTATTGGCGTAAAACAAAAAGGATTAGCGTCGGGACGTTTTATACACCTTGATAACATGGTGTCTGCAAAAGGGCGTCCACGACCAACAGTTTGGAGCTACTAAACGCTTCATTACCGGAGCGGCTACCCGATACAAATCGGCCCCGCTATTTAACTACTCCTCCGCACGGCTACCCGAATATATAACGTTCGGCCCCGCGAGAGAAAGGAGATACAAACATGACTGACAACGAAAACATTACAGAAGAAGAGGCACTTGAGCCTACCCCATACGAAAATGCGTATAGGCGAACTCTGAACGAACCTGACGAAGAAACTTTGGACCCCGTTGTAGAAGAAGCGGCTACTCCTCAACTTACAGAAGGTATCGTTCAAAAAGAAGATCACGATTACAAGAAACGGTATGATGATCTAAAGAAGCACTATGATACAAAACTTAACGAGTGGAGACAAAACCAAGAGATTCTTGAAGCCAAACTCAAGATGGTTGACGCTCCGAGAGTAGATCAGCTTCCTAAGACAGCGGAAGAACTTGAAAATTTCCGTAATCAATACCCTGATGTGTATGATGTGGTCGAAACTATTTCTTCGCTAAAAGCTAATGACCGAGTTTCACAAGTCGAAGAACATCTGGAAGTACTGCGACAAAAGGAAGAAGAAGCAGAACGAGTTACTGCTGAAAAACAACTTACTGCGTTGCATCCAGACTTTGCAGAACTCAAAGAAAGCGACGGCTTTCTACAGTGGCTAGAAGAACAACCATCAAGCATTTCTGATGGTGTCTATCGCAATAATACGGATGTTCGTTGGGCCGCAAGAGTGATCGATCTGTATAAAGCAGATGTTGGTCAGACCACTACTAAGTCGAGGCGATCTGGTTCTAAAGGGAATCAACGTGCAGAAGCGGCGCAAGCTGTAACACGCACAGCATCAAATCGAGGCTTAGAGACTCTAGGACCGGATAAAAAAGTCTGGACAGTAGAGGAAATCTCCCGGCTTAAACCGTGGGAATTTGAGAAATACGAGAAAGACATTGACGCTGCTTCCCGTGAGGGACGTATTGTTGATTCAATTTAACTTTTAACCATAGTAAGGAGAAACCGAAATGGCTTTTACTCGCGCTGGTGGTTATCAGAATCTACCGTCAGGTAATTTTGTACCCACTATTTTCAGCCAAAAAGTTCTCAAGTTTTTCCGTCGTGCGTCGGTTGCTGAAGCGATTACCAACACCGACTACGCTGGAGAAATTGAAAACTTTGGCGATACTGTGAACATTATCAAAGAACCTGCAATTACGGTTCGCGATTATGCTCGCGGTACTACCGTGAATACGGAAGACCTGTCTGACGATCAAATTCAGTTGACCGTCGATCAGGGCAACTACTTTGCTTTCAAAGTTGACGATATCGAAGAGCGTCACAGTCACCTCAACTTTGAGGCGCTGGCTACTTCGTCTGGTGCGTACAGCTTGAAGAAAGCTTTTGACTACAACGTTCTCAAGAACATTTACGACAACGCCGCTGCTTCGTCCGGTACGCTGAATACGCAAGGCACTTCAGCAAACACGGGTGATGAGGTCTCTGATCTCGTTGCACAAGCTGCTCGTAATCTTGACGAGAACGACGTTCCAGAAGAAAACCGTTGGCTTGTTGCACCGCCGCAGTTCTACGAAGTACTGCGTGGCGCATCGTCCAAGATTATGGATGCGTCGGTCACGGGTGGCGGTTCTCCGCTTCTGAACGGCAAAGTTACGGACAGGCCGCTTCACGGTTTTGATCTGTATCAAACTAATGCGATTGCAGTTGGCTCCACGGGTTCGGCAGCTTCGCACACTTTTGGCTCATCTTCTTCAAGTGGTCAGACGCTTATTCTGTACGGGCATAAGAGCGCGGTCGTTACGGCTTCGCACATTGCCAAGACGGAAGTGATTCGCGATCCTGATAGCTTCGCTGACGTTGTTCGTGGCCTTCACGTTTTCGGACGTAAGGTTCTCAAGGGCAGCGGCACGGGCTTTAAGGGCGCGTTCAAGGGTCTGATGGACTTGGATAGTTAAAGGGAGGACTAGAACATGGCTACTTATACCATTACGGGTGGCGGCAATACTGGTGTCTCCGCTAACGCTGTAGACGTTAAATTGCTTAGTGTAGTTGTAGATTTCAGTTCTACGACTAACGCGGCAAATGATGTCTTTGAATGTATCGAACTTGCTGCGAATACGTATGTCGTTACTGCCGGAATCGAGGTAATGACTGCTGACACGGCAGGCAACAGCGGTACTGTTTCTTTGGGTGACGGCGATGATGTGGACCGTTATATTTCGGCTCAGACTATTGCCAATACTAACCTTGTTCCGATTCGCGCTCAAGCTGGTGCGGGTTCGCAAGGTACTACGTCGATTGGCTACGGTAACTATACCGCTGCCGACACGATTGACATTGTGGTTGCAACGGGAGCAATTAACGCTGTTATTCGCGTTTGGGCAATCGTTGCTGACTATGACGGGCTTGGTGGAAACGAAGCTCAGAAAGTCACCTTCGCTTAATATATGTTCAGTGAGAGAGAGGGCTTTTCTTCTCTCTCACTTTACATACTTTCAACATAGGGAAAATAATGGCTACTTTTTTACAGTTAACAAATAGAATACTAAACGAGCTAAACGAGCCTGAACTTACTTCAAGCAACTTTTCTAGTTCGCGAGGTATTCAAACTGTTGCAAAGAATATGGTAAATAAAAGTATTCACGATATTTACAATTCTGAAGTACAGTGGCCTTTTCTTCATAGCGATCAAACAGATGGACTTACAGCAGGAACACAAGAGTATGGATTTCAGTCTGATGCTCGACAAGCCAACATGAATACTTTTGTATTAATACCATCCAATTTAATTACAAACGGTACTTTTACATCAAACATTACTAGCTGGAGTACTACTTCAGGAAGTCCTGCTAACGCTTCTGAACGTCTGCGTCTTAATAGTGCAGGGGCTGAACAGTCTATTAGCACAGTCGTAAATAAAGAGTACGTTCTTAGGTGTCGTACGTTTGGTGGAGATATTACACTAAACATTGGTACAGGGTCTGGTGGCACTCAGATATCCACACAGACACTATCCATTTCAAACTTAGGAGATGGCGAGTTTCATACTGTTACCTTTACAGCTACTACTACTTCTACATTTATAGGTTTTTCTAACTCTGATTCTGCAAACTACGACGTAGATAATGTAGAGGTATCTGAAAATATATCTCCTCGTAAGCTTATATTTCTTTCTTACAATGAGTGGCTAGACAAGTTTTCTGATCGTGATCTTAATCCTACAGATACAGATCAGTTTGGTATACCATACTATGTATACGAAACATTTGATGACAAGTACGGACTTACACCTATACCTGATAGAGGAACATTAAGTGTGCGTTATGAGTATTATAAAACACACACTGATCTATCAGCGCACGGTGACAGTCCTGATCTACCCTCACG